CCTCCATGAACGGCTGCCTTCATATCCCGCTGCGCACCCCTGACCGCCGCCGCCTCCCTCGAGACCCTCGCCGCCGCCTCCCCTCCTGGACCCAGCGGCACAAACATCGTTCCCAGATCGTAGGCAAAGTCCAGCGCCTTGTTGGTACTGTCCAGAGCCTGCTTCACATCTCGCTTGTGGATGGCCCAGTCGATCCCCTTCTTCTTCGCCTCGTCCGGCGTGGCAGCCTGAGCCACGAGGTCGGCGGCGCGTTCGAGGTTCTGTTGCAGCGGCCTCACCAGCGCCGCCCTCCCTCCTTCCACGATCGGCGCAACCGCAATATTCAGCAGCGCCAGCGCCGTCTTCGGTCCGTGCAGGAGATCCGCCTCTGCCTCCGGATCAGTGAACTTCTCATTATAATCTTCTACCGCCTGTTTGAAGGCAGCCCTCGCCGCGTCCACTGTCGGCTGGGTCTCTCCCTTCAGCAGCGGCGACTCTGCAATCGCCCCAATCCTCCCCACTTCCCTCTCCAGCGTCATCCTCGCTGCCTGCTTCGCCAGATCCCCAACCGGCGCTAGCCTCTTGGCGAGGCTCGACCCCACCTCTTCCACCTTCTCCAGCAGACCCTTCTGCTCAGGCGGCTTCGGAAGCGCCGCCTGCATATCCGCCATGCTGATCCCCCTCTTCGCCGCCGGCTTCGCCGCGGGCGCAGGAGGCTTCCCTTCCGGGGGTGGAGGCGTCCCCAATGCCTCCTGCATATTCTCCATGCTAATCGGCATCAGTCCTCCTCACCGCCGCCGCCCTCACTCCCAAAGGTCGCATTCTCATCCGTCACATTCTCCAGCTCCTCCTTCGTATACCAGGTATCTCCAATCAGCACCATATCCGCCTTTGGTCCATTTGGATCCTTGGTGAGGGGCATATCCTTATAGATCATCCCCGGCTGGAACTTCCCACTCCCGGGGATCGGCTTTGGCTTATCCCAGGTGGTCCCCGGCAGCACCGGCGAGGCCTTCATCCCCGCATATACCCCTCCCTTCTCCGCATGCTGATAAGCCCGAGCCATCGCCTCATTCTTGGTGAGAGTAGGGTTCGCTCGCATGATAGCATAGCCATCATCCAGCACCCCTCTCGACCTAGCCCGGATATCAGCCTCATTCGCCCCCTCGTGATCCCTATCTGCCAGGTCGGTGATGATCTTCAGATCCCCCGCCTTCGCCGTCGTCACGCCCTCCTTCTTCAGTTTATCTAGCCGGGCCTCTTCCACCTTCATCCGTTCCCTCTCCAGAGGGATACGGGCGGTGTTCAGCCCCACGAGGGCTTGCTGGTTCTTCGCCGCCTGCTCTCTATAGTTGATCTCCGCCGCATCCTTCTGACTCAGCGCGGAGGACTTCAGCTGAGCGAACAGGCTCGGCGTCCACTGCTTCTGACTTATCTCAGCGAACTTCGGGTTCCTCGCCATCGCAGGATCTTCCGACATCATCATCGTCAGCGCTTGTCTCCACCCCTCCGGGGTATTCGGCACCGCATCCAGGGTGTTGACGAAGCGATCGATCTGCTGGGTCTGAATCCGATAGGCGCGGGAGTCAACCTGCGACTGCGTGCCCATCATCCGAGTGGCGGCGTTGAAGCCCTTAATGGCCTCATCATAATGGCCAGTAGCCTGGTCTATCTGAGCCAAGCGGATTAGATCGTTGGTGACGCTCGGCGTGTCTGTGCCAGTGGGCTGGAAGTTCTGCATCATGGCCAGCCGGCGCATGTCCATATTCAGGGAGATTCTATCCCTCTGCAGCTGCATCTTCTCCTCTTCCAGCTTGAGAGGTGCCTCCTGCAGCTGGAACTTCCCCATCTCGACCCTCTGCTGGCCGAGCTGAATCGCCTGGAGATCGAGCTGTTGTTGTGCAGCGCCTTCCGCAAATGAACCGAAGCCCGGCATACTAACCTCCGTAGATCGGCAAGCCGCCGACCGTCTGGCCCTTTATTCCCAGAGGGCTCGTCGAGCTGAACATCCCCGACTGCCACTGGCCGATCAGGTTGGTGAGCAGCGCCGAGATCGCTCCCTTGGTCGGCGCACCCTCACTCGTCCTGGCCTCCTGCCAGCCCCTGCTCCCACCCATCTGATTAATCCAGGGGGAGACAACCTTGTTGAAGAGCACATCCGGGGTAGCGTTGGCGGGGACGGTGCCCTGGCGAAGGGCGGAATTGATCTGCCCCATCATAGCATCCATGAAGCGAGTCTCTCCCATCCGGCCGAACTTCTGGTAGAAGGGCAGGCTCGATCCTCTGGCGTCGAAGATCCCTGCCAGCGTCTGGAAGTTCTGACTCGGCGTAGCCCCGAGTATCGCCGAGGGATTCTTGTTGTACGCGGCGGCATAGTTGTTCCAATAGGCATTCTCTGGATCCATCCTTCCCGGCCCGAAGGCGCTACTCAGTGCACCGACCGCCGCTCCAACACCAGCTCCAATGAGCGTTCCAACTCCGGGGATGACACTCCCGATTGCTGCGCCAGTAGACGCACCGCTGAGAGCATCAGCTCCAGTAGATCCTGATTGCCAGGTCTTGGCAAAGTTGTAGAGAGCGAGGGGGACGGCGGCGTAGCCAAGTGCGCCGGTGAGTTCTTTGGCAGCTGCTCCGGAAACAAGTCCCCCTGCATTGGCTCCGAGCACCCCCAGTTTCGCTGCGTTAACCCCTGCTTGTCCATAACCTGATACCCCTCCCGCCTTCAGCCCTTGGATGATTCCTAGAACATCTCCACCGACTTGCCCGCCTAGGCCTAGATTCTTAGCAACCGTCGGGTCGAGACCGGGGATCTTTGATGCTAGTCCGAGAGCGCTCGGCACTGCTGCCCCCGGTCTGCCCTGTGCTAGATCCAGTCCCACCCCCGCCAATGCACTTCCCGTCTGGAGCGCCGATCCGGTATTGAACCCTCCGGGGGTGGCGGCTTGCCCGCCAGCGCCTTTAAAACTAAACAACCCAGCGGTTAGATCGGCACCTCCCGCACCGCCCATGTCGGTGCTGACGAAATCGCCGCCTGGCTGACCTCCCCCTCCTCCCCAGCCGAGCCAATCGGGCTGGCCAGCTTGGATGCCGGTGTCGGGGATTCCTCCCCAGTTCGCATCTAGGTAAGGGGGAGGGGCGGGAGGCTGCCAGACCATCTGGGTAGGGTCGCCGATCGGAGGGATGCCGCCGTAGTCGGTGGGAGGGGCTCCAGGAGCACCCCCCGGCGCACCGCCTCCTCCCGAGCCAGGGAACATCTTGGAGAGCAGATTCAGGGTAGGGTTGAGGAACCCCATTGTGGAGGCTCCAACATCGTGCGCCGCGCCTCCCAGCGCCCCGCCGATCGCCCTCGGGTCCATCGGGCTTATATTAGCTCCTGCCAGACCCGACAGCATATTGAGTTCTTGCATCCTGTATTGGTCCGCAAGTCCTATCCCGTACTTCTCCAGCTCCATCATCTCCGCGCCCGATCCATAGCCTGGACCGCCCGGCGCTGCCGCCCCACGCTTAATTGCTTCCGTCCCCTGGCCCAGCATGAACTGATAACCAGGCAGCTGTGCGATTGAGCTAGGATCTTGCATCAGCCCCAACAGCTGCTGCCCATACCCTGGCCGGTACTGGGCGAAGGGATTGGTCTGCCCAACGTAGTTGCGGATGGTGCCCTGGTTCTGGATGCTATTAATCATCCCGTACAGGCCGCCCGCCGCGCCCAGGCCTGCTTGGATATCGCCCCAGATTCCAGGCGTCTGCCCCGTGGGCTGCTGCATGTATTGTGGAGGTACTGACATTTCTCTCCCCTAGGTCGCCGGCGTCTGGCTAACCAGCACCCCATTTACAAAGATCATCGACCCGCTGGTTCCACCGCCGGTCAGCGGCGCAGTGGTGATCGTTCCGCTAAACCGCGTAGGAGCCCACAGCTCGTTAAACCAGCTCCACCACCGCGTCGTAACTATTCCCTGTTTATCGGTTAGCGGCTCGCGGATGTTCGGCACTATGCTCATATCGTCCCTATATCCATCTGCAAATCCACCGTCTTGATCCGAAGGGCCGTCGGCGAAACGTGCCTGTAACGGTAAGCACGGCGAGTGAAGGTGCCCTCGTTCCGCATCTGTGGATTCTTCTTCCCCAGGTCAACCCGCCGGGGCTCGCTCCAGGAAGTGTAGTCGTCATCCGACCTACTCACATACAGCACACTGCCGGGGGTCTGGTCGGAGTGGAAGTACTTTCGGTGGAGAGTCTTTCGCCGGCGCGTACCAAAGTCAGCGTTCGGCGTGATTATCTCCACCGGCGCTACCACTCCATTATCAGTGGGGAACTCGTAGTCTCCTTCAAAGATATAAACCGTCGAGTCCATCTCCCCCTGGAGAACGTGCCTGAATTGATTATCATAAGCCATCGCCACTACCGGCCAGTGGTTGCCGGCGGAGTCTGTCCACTGATACCAGAGATTCTGGTCGATATCGTAGACAATAGTGAACCCACCGTTAAAGACCTTAAACGCCAGCCCGTAGAACCTGTGTCCACCATGCTTGAAGGTCCAGCTCGAAGTGACATTCGGGGTTGCCTGGATGGCATCCAGCAGGCGCTCGATCGCCGGCGTGGAGATGATATTCGTCTGCAGATTATCCACCCTCACCATCTGGGGCGAGACGGTATTATCTGAGGTAGCATAGATCAGAATATCATCAATAACCTGCGGCGTCCCATCTACCGCTCCGTAGGGGGAGATGGCCCCCGGCAGGGGAGAGAGCGGCGAACTGGGCGGAGGGTTGGTACCCGGGTCGTAGAACACCTCCATACTATTCGTCTTCAGCGCGATCACGTAGTTGAGCTGCTGGACGAGCTGCACCCCCACCCCATACCTCGCATTGGCGATCACTACGTTCAGGGCATTCCAGCTCGCAGGATTATTAAAGGCGCTGCCGAATATCTGCCCCTTCTCATCCATGAAGTAGATGGTCTGGTCGAGATAGGCCAGTCCCCTCACCGAACTCCCATGCGGCGGCAGACTCGCCTGTGTCCAACCTCCCGTTCCGGTCGTATAGTAAATGTTAGTGAGGCTGGCGAACACTAGGTGGTTTGGGGAAGCTTGATCTTCCACAAACGCATACATCCCTCCATTCGTACCTACCGCATCCAGCCCTCCATCCACTCCAAACAGCGTCCCATTCTTATACATGCTCGCGACAGGAGTAGGGAATCCCCCGCTGAATATCGAATAGGTATCCTTCCCTGCCGACGATCCGAAGGGATACATGCCGCGGCCCGTTCCCCTCGCCACACTATAGGACGAGGTATAGCCAATCCTCTTCTGCACCCACCACTCCTGCGTGTTCGGGTCCTTCTCCGCAAATGCATTCACCAGCCGGGCATCCTTCAGCCAGCTCTCCGAGCGGTTCGCCGGCTGCTGTACCAGCGGCCACCTCAGCGGCCGATCAACTGTGCTCCCGCCAGGACTCACCCTCTGTATCTCCTCCGATTAAACATCCTCTGATCCGGCTGCGGAATGATACTCGTCTCATGCTCCGCATCCCACTCCTCGAGCGCCTGGAGGAAGAACGCCGCCATGCTATCACACCGGCTGATAACCGCCTGGGGCTGCCCCTGAGCAATCTGCGCCGCCAGCCTCCATTCCAGACACATCGCCCACTCTATTGGAAAGTTCATCTCATCCGTCAGACTTACAAAATTCTGTACCTGATTCCTAAACACACAATGCAGCGTCCCCGTCGCCTCATTCACATCTGGGATCAGCCAGGTGTTCACATTCAGGGTATGCTGCTGGGGATCGACGAACACTTGGGTGATGGGTCCCTGCTGATTGGTGACGGAGAGCATATCCCACTGCTGACGGGAGATACGGAACACCGGCCGTCTGGTCCCGCCATTCGCAGTAGAGTACTGATAGTATTGGTCCTCTATCTGAATCGGCTTAACCATCACCACCGTTCCTGCAGGACCGAACGTATACAGATTCTGCCCTGCCACCAACGTCACTGGCACATCCTGTAGCAGCCACAGCCTAATTCCTCTAGTCTGGAGGAAATTAACCTCCTGGTTGAGGGTCCTCAGGTACTTCGCCGTCTCTTCACTCGTCGGATCATCTCCCTCCGGGATGAGACAGGCGCGCCACATAGCTCCGCAAATAATCGAATATGCAGTGTTTTCGGTTGTTGGAGTGGTCATTACTGCTTATCGAAGTCCAGGAGTACAACGAACCCCTTCGGACCTCCCCCCTGGTGATTGAAGCTCGACAAGTACATAAGACCGTCCCAGCCCTTCTCAACCCGGGGCGAGGGGAGGCCCTCATCAAAGCGAAGCCCATTCCGACTCTCCATCACTAACGCCAGGTCTTCCTCTCCCTCTGGCTTCCTCCACCAAAGGTACAATCCCATCTTCTCCTGAACGAGCCAGAGCGCCGAATCAAGGCGGAGTCCTTTCCATCCCTGATTCGGCGCCTGGATCTTGGCTGTGTTGATGATCGGAGTGGCCTCGAAGTCTCCCCTCACCAATCCTTTGATGAGAATAGAGAAATTCTTCTGGCCGTCCTTCACAACCTGGACTATCACCTATCTCTCCTTCGCCACCATCACGAAGTCCACTGTGAGGGTGGGGCTGGAGGTGTCGCCGGCAAGGATGGCGATCATCGGGCTGAGGTTCGCCGTCGGGTAGCTCGGCGCAGCGATTCTCAGCACCTTGCCTCGAGTGGCGACGGCCGATCCCGTCCCGCTCTGCGGCTGGAATCCTACCAGGTTCGTCCCGAGGTAAGCCGATAGATCTCCATTGTCCGTGATCTCAAACCCTACATCATAGCTCGTCGCTGTGACCAGAGTGCTCGAGGGCACGGCTGTGGTGACGGCAGTGCTGGAGACATTGGTTACCAGGCTGAGAGTCGAAGCGCCATTCGCCTTAGTGAAGTAGACTCCATCCGTGATCGCCGGCGTGGCTGAGGCCTGATGCTGCGCCAGCCCCAGCCAGATCGTCGGATTGTTCATGGTCGTCGCTGTCACGGTAAAGCGACAGAGGAAGAACATACTGT